TGTTAAATCATTATAATCTCCGCTAAAATAATCATGTGAAGCAGTTGAACCATGGTCAGCGTCATTATTTATAGCTGTTATCGCTTCGTTATCTGTATATTTAGAATGATGGTCGTCAGTAGATATGTTAGACAAATCGTTATGATTAAGTTCAGAAGCACTTTCAACAGGCTGACCAGACATACTTCCAAGATACCCCCACTGGGTATTAGTAATTGTTACAGAGTCTATATTCTGTAATTGAGTTATTTCTCCACTCGTTAAATCTTCTGTTAGTTGATACTTAGCATGATGATCGTCAGAGTTAATAGCAGATAAGTCATTGTGGTTAATAGAAATAGAACCACCTAAAGAAACCGTATTACCGGCAACAGTAATACTATCATTTATTAATTCTAAATTATTAGACCCATCATCTTGTAGTCCGCTTCCGGCTAAATCACTGACATTAACCGAAAATGTTTCATTATTAACTAAAGTCAAGCCATCTCCGGCTTGATAATTTTGAACCTGAATATCAATAGACTCTTTTAAAGAACTCCAAGTAAATTTCTTAGTTTCGGGTTCAGAAGAATCATTTAAAACAAACTCATCATTGTCAGCAATATCACCACTATTTAACTCATTTAATTCTGATATTTTTTTTGATTGGCTCATAAAATTATTCTTTTATTGTTTTCTTGTAATATTGGGAAGTTATTTTCTTGTAATAAAACACAAAAAAGTGTATCTTCGTAAGGTGATTCTTTACGGTTATAATAATCATCTTTTTCGGTATAAGAAGAGCTTTTAGCAGTAAAAGGGTCTTCTTTATCTTGATATGGGTCACTCCCTTTAGAAAAAGGAGTTTCTTTGTTACAAGTCATCTGTGTTTTTCAAAATATTCTTTTATTTCTTTTAAAGTTTCCGATGTGTCTTTCATTATCTCGTTAGATCTTTTAATAGAAATACTGGATTCTTTAATTGATTCTGTAGACTCTTTAACCAAATCAGTAACTTTATGATTGTTACTAAGAACAAAACTATCAAAACTCTTCTCTCTTTTTTCCATTCGTTTAGCATGCAATTGTTGTTGTTTCCAAATAATCCATATCGCCAATCCAGCAATTCCTAACTGTGAAACGACATTAAGAATTTCGGTCATAACTTATTTTTTTAGTTGATTTGTTACCTTTATTGGACTTTTCTAAAATATCACCACTTCCCATTTTGGTGTTTTTTCTTTCGCTGATTAACTCTAAATCATCGTCATCTAAAGGACGATTACTATAGATTTTTTTACCAGTCTTTTTATGTTTGTAAATGTATTTATACATAATATTTTAAGTCCTCATCTCTACCTCCCTAAAGGAGAGGCAGAGTCAGAACTTAACTATTAACTAGCGTTCGTTTTAAGAACAGTCATAGCAGTTGGTAAAATTCTGATATAACCAACTCTTTCTGTCCAGCGAATAGCTTCTCGATCACTGGTAATAAGATTGATATCGGTAGAAGTGTCACCAACTTGGGTAACAACACCAGCATCAAATCTTTTAGCAGAGACAGCTCCTTTGTTTCCGAAGATACAACCACGCTTCAAGTCTCCGTAAATTACGAAGCCAGAGTCAGTGGCAGAATCGGAAATAGAAGGCATAGCTTCAACCAATACCACTGGTTTACCCCAGAGTAATGTTGGTTGATTTTCGCCAGGAGCTTGGTATAAGAATTCTCCCGCACTATCATTTTCAGAAACGGCATCAGCACGAAGTTTTCTAATTTGGTTGAAAACACTTCGGTGCATGTAATACTTAGCATTTGCTTGAGCAGCTTGCGGAGTTTCCGTTTGCATATCAAGCAATTTTTCAGCAGTAACATTAGTAAATGATGTATCACCAGAATCAAGAGTTACTGAGTTAACATCACCCGCTTCAATAATACCAGTGAAACTACCATAGGTAGAAGTTCCATCACCAATAAAGAACGCTTCGTCTTCGGCTTTTGCGAATCCTTCCGCAATTCTTTGAGCGATAAAGTTGAATAAATCAACTTCTTGGTCTTCTAATAATTCACTAGTAATAGTAGCAATAGCTCCGAGTTTCTTTAATTCAAGATCACTTTGACCTAATTCTAGTTGAGTAGAACCAATAGTAGAGGCTTCGTCAACCCAGAAAACACTAACGTCAGAAGCTAAAGAATTAGCACTGTAAGAATTCTTGCTTAATTGCAAGACTGACATTTCTTGACGAGCAACACCGTAATCTGTAGCAAGGTGTCTAATTTCCGCCGATAATTCACTATCGACAGCGTATCCACCGTAAGGAGTTCCTGTGGAATCAGTGGTTAACTCTTTTCGAGAAACACCACCTTTAAGTTCCTGAAGGGTTTTAACGTCATTTTGATAAACAGCATTTACGGTTTTCTTGAAAACATCGTTGAGATTATTGCGTTGTTTGCGAACATCTTCTTGATAAAGACCAGACTTCTTTTCTTTAGACTCTTTTTTTTCTTCGAGCCATTTTTCTAATTTCTTTTTCATCTCGTCTTTAACGTTTTTAGTTTCTGTTTTCAAGAAAGAACGAAGATTTTCTTTTAATTCCTCGTCAATGTCTTTTTCTTCGTCTTCTTCTTTTTCCTCTTCTTCTTTAGGTTCTTTTTCTTCTTGAATTTCGTCTTTTTCTTTTTCACTCATAATAATAATTTAATTATTATTGATTTATAAGTAACGCCCTGTGCCGGGGGTTCTGACCTTTAAAAAATTTATAATGCACTTATCGTTTCTTTACTGAAAGCAATTTTCTAACAACTTTGTTGACAACTTTCTTCTCTTGTTTTGTAATATCTTCATTCTCCCTAACATTAGCAGTATAATCCTTTAAAATATCGTTTATTCTTTTGAGGTCTTTGTATCTTTTTTTCTTTAAGTCTTTCACGATGTCGTTAGCAATTTCTTTTTTACTTTTTTTAACTTGATCTTTTTTTGATTTCTCTTCGATTTTTTTCTCAGTTTTTTCTTCTACTTCTTCTTCCTTAGAATTTAACAAGGTTGTGCTTCCACTAATGTAAATATTATCGTCTTCTTCTGAATCAATGTCTTTTTTTATTTCTTCAATAATCTTTTCCGCATCAATATCAACACTTTTTTTGCTCTTCTCTAATAAAGATTCAGGATTAGAAGGAACGCCAACCAAGCTAATCTCTAATATTTCGGCTTTTTTAATACTGCCATCACTATCGAAGTCTTTTGGAATAAATCCGATAGATGTAGCATTTAAGAAGCCACTATCAGCAAGTTTAGCTGCTAGTTTCCCCTTCGGATTATCGAGAGCAAAAGTTAATTTACCCTTTAATTTCCCGTTTCTAACACTAATCTTATCAACTTTCCCAATAATATGCTCGATTGAGTCATATCGATGGGAGTCTAATAAAACCGGATTCTTCTTAAAAGAAGCCAATTCAAAGTTTTGTCGAATAATATCACCATCTCGATCCTCAGCTTCGGTAGAAAATATAGCATTAAAAGAGTTATTTTCCTCTTCTTTCTTGAATTCCGTGCTAAAATCCTTGCTAAAGCCATCATATTCTTCTTGAACTTTCTCCCAAATGTCTTTGGGGGTTTCCTTTTTTAATGATTTGTTATTAAGTTTATATAGTTTACTCATAATTTTGTTTTTTTAAACTAAAAATGGACGCCTGTTTACTTCGGCGTCCACGGTTATCTACCTGCGGATCGCTTATATAATAACATATCCAATTATAAATTGCAACCGACCTTTAAATTGAACATCTACAGTTTACAACTTGGGAGGGTGCTCCTGCTGGATCACCCGGAAATCGCAAACCGTTGCTAAATGTTTGATTCATTGGAACTTCTTCGCCGTCTAAAGCTAAATGACTCCCACGAGTGCTACTATCCATTACTGAAATCCAAATTTTAATAGGAACGCCCGATTGTTTATATCCGGCATATGTTCCGTATTGAAATGACCCGTGTGTCTCTGTTCTAGCAATAGTCTTGGCTCTATTTTCGTTAAACCCTTCATATGTTTCTTCAATCCCTTTTACTAATGCTTTTTGTGGATCATCAGCTTTATATGATTCCGCAAACACTTCTTTTAATTTTTTAAACGTTGTTTCTGTTATCTCTTTAGCAAATAATTCAGAACGTTGTGATAACCATGTTCTTATTTCGGTGCTTAAAATAAATTCATCGGGGGCTTTAGTTACAAAAGAACGGCTGAAATCAATGGTATCCTCTCCGGCGTTGACTACAACACTACTTAATAGCGGTTTAATCACCTCTTGAGCCTTTTTTTGTTCTTGTTCGGTATTGAATACCGCTTCAAGTTTAGAAACGTTATTAGAGGCTTCTACGCTCTCTAAAATCCTTTCTTTCTGGTCTTGGAAATAATCCTTCATCTTTTCTTCCACTTTATTCTCTTCGGCGGTTAGTTTTTTATCTTTCCATTGTCCATATTTCTTTCGCATTGCTTTATCTCGTAGAGGATGGTTTACTTTTTCGCTACATTCAACTTGACACATTCTGTCCGCCATTGCTACCGCTTGGTCTTGTGGGTATCCTTCTTCAATAATCTCGGGAATTTTTCTTTCCTTGCATTCTTCAACAGTTTCATTTTCTAGTCGGCAAGCGGGACTTTTGTCGTTAATCCCCTTTTTTTTAATTCCTTTAAAACTTTTCCCGTCACTAGAAAGTAGAGGAATTTCATTCATTCCACCATAAATTTGATCACCGCCTTCAATCGGCTCTTTTCCTAACATTTCCCTTCTTTCGTTAACGGTTAGTGTTCTAGACTCATAACCAACTTCAACATCTTTTCTAATTTCTTCTTTATTTTGCGGAGTTGGGTCAACAAATCCTAATTCAAATTCC